TGACGTTTACCAGCTGTTTGTGATTGCGAAAGACGCTTGGGGGCATACCGCTTTCCGTGGCATTGATGCGTTCAAGTTTAACCACATTCCGGTTGGAAACGTGGACAGCTTCGACCCAACAGGCGAGCGTGGTTATGTGTCTGCAACGTTCTACGACGCAGCGCTTGTTACCAATCATGGCTGGATGGCACTCGTAGAGTGCGCCATCAAAGACTTGGTTTAAGAACTAGCCCATCATTTTTTAAGGAAGAATCATGATAAACAGCGATATGAATGGAATCACTCTTGGCACGGTAAACGCCGGTTTAGCCAAGGGCACTACCAGTACGATCACGACGGCAGCTGCGTCTGCCGGGATGATCAACGGTAAATTCGTAACACCCGTAGCGGCTGCAGCCAACGTTGCAGCTCCTATCCTTGACGCAGCAACCGGTCTGCCCTTTATCCCACTAGGCCCAAACAAGGCGACCGTGCTGGTCTACGGTCAGAACGCGGCTGGAGTGATGAAGACAGCGCAGGGACAGATTGTTGATACCGAGGTAGGTATCACCGTCACCCCCGGTGCCTTCAAGTACGCGCCCCAGTTCCCGAGCCTGCCCAACGACTTCATGGTAATCGGCTACGTTCTCGTGCGTACTGCACCTGACGCCGCTGCATGGACTCCGGGCACCAGCGCGTGGCTGGCAACTGGCGTTACGGCCTCTGCTGTCATTGCTTGCGGGGCATTGCCCAGCACGCCTCAGATAGCTTAATTAGCCACAGGGTTCATGGAAAAAGGAGTCGTAAATGCCAACACCTAGAGTTAGACCGAGCCGTGCCAAGAGAAGCATTATCAGCACGAATGACATTGATCATAAGACAGTAACTGCTGAGATACCCGAGTTTGGCTCGCCGGATTTTGAAGCCTTTGAAACGGTTCCTGCAGCGCAGCTTGTCACCGCTGCCGAGGAAGCGAGATTCATGGAGGACAAGATCGAGGTACTGCTGGAAACGTCCGGTATGCCGGACTCCGCAGTGTACGAGTCGGCAGGGCACAACGGTATCATGCAGTTCTTCGAGCGAGGCAAACCGCAGGTTGTCAAACGGAAGTTTTTGTACTCGCTCTTGGCGGCAAAGACTGTGACCATTGCATGTAACTTCGGCAGGGGTGAAGGCGGCAATGAGTTCAACAGGGTAGGTGCCACGCCCAAGACGACGCACTCCGTCCGGCTCCTTCGCGATGACAATCCGAAGGGCGGCATGGCATGGTTTCAAAAGGTAGCTGCCGAAGCTATCGTGTAACAAAAGCTGTTGCAGGTGGGTAACCGTACTCCGTAGCTGTTGAGCCAAGAATTTCTATTCTTGGCTCCTCTTACCGAAAGGAATTATCATGGCAAAAGAAACGATACAAAGTTATCTCAGTGCTATCCCTGACAAAAGGATTTCCAAGCTGCTGAGCGATCTGTTCAAGAAGCTCTATCCCTCCGACCCACTGGGTGGCACTACCGCCCTGACCGGTGCCTCTATCGCCGTAACACCGGCCTTGGCAGGCGGTGCGCCCAACGTCCTTAACACGGTAACAGGTTCCGCCTTGGCGCTCCCTGTGGCTAGTGGAAGCGGGCTGGTGTACCGTTTTGTCATGGGGGTAACCCTGTCGGGACCGACCACCTTTACGATTCCTGTTGGCAACACGCTGACGGGTGCTGCCACGTTGGTTGGACCAAGCGGGGCGAATTTCGCTCCAAACGGCACGACCAACAGGGTAGTCACGTTCAACGGTACGACGTCCGGTGGTTCTGTCGGTGACGAGGTGGTCTTCACTGATATTGCGCCAAACTTGTGGCAAGTAAAGATTGCTGCCAAGGCGATAGGAGCTGCAACCACTCCGTTCTCCGGGTGATATAAACCTAGCGGCGTTCTCAACCTTGGTTGGCAGTGCCGCTTAGTTTGTGTCACAAGGAAGTCTCATGAACAGACTAAGTTTAGCTCAGCGGCTGGCTTCCGAAGCTACAGGCAGCACCGGTCCAACCTCGACACTAAATCAGACCTATGAGTCAGGCCGACTCGTCAACTGGATTGACGATGCGTACAGGCACGTCCAGACCTTGTTCACGAACTGGCAGTTCCTGCGTCGCAACTTCACCTTCCACACCCTGCCCCATATCCAGACCTATGACAAGGTAACCATCCCGTTGCCTGAGCTGTCCTTGTGGATACCGGACACGCTCAAGGTCTACAAGACGGCAGCCGGGGTGGGCACCGAGATTGAGCTGCAATACTGGAACTGGGATGACTTCAGGCGCATTTATCTTTACGGCGCCAACCAGCTCGTGGAAAACATGCCCGTCTATTTCACGATCAAGCCGGACAAATCGCTCATGTTCTGGCCTACGCCGGAAGCCGACTACACGATCAGTGGCGAATATTACATGCGGGCGCAGAAGATGCTGGACGACGACGATGAGCCGGTCTTCGCAGAGGAGTACCAGCTGATTATCGTGTGGTGGGCACTGCAACTTTACGCGGGCTTCGCCAATGCGTCAGAGAAGTACGCAACGGGCAAGGAACAGTACGGCATCATCCTCCAGAAGCTGACGCTCGATCAACTGCCGGAAGTGAAACTCGCGGGACCACTGGTATGAAAAGATTTCCCAACATTCCTGTTAATACGGATTGGATAGCCTTCAGGGGCGGGCTGGACTTGATGACGCCAGCCATGTCGAAGGGTCCGGGGTTCTGTCGCGACGCGATGAACTTCGAGCACGACATTAACGGTGGCTACGTCACGATCGAGGGCTACGAGCGCTTTGACGGGCATACGCCCGCACCTTCGGAGATGACTTACGCAACATTGCAGTGTGAAATATTTGGTTCGGTCGCCGTCGGTCAGACACTGACGGATGAGTCAGGCACAGTCAGTGGCCTGATAATCGCTATCACCACGCCTTAAAGGACGAGCATGGCAGTCAACGAGTATTACGATTCGACGAGCATACCGCCGACAAGATCGCCGGTAGCTTCCGCGCCAATACGTGCCGAGTACAACCTGATCGAGGAAGCCTTCAACAAGCTGCCCGTGATGGCGGGTAACGGCGGCAAGGTCGTGATCGTGCACCCGAGTGGCACCAGCCTGACCACACTGGACATTGGAGCCGTCGCAGGCGGCATCTTCGCACCGATAAACGACCCTGTATTTACCGGTGTGGTCAGTGCACCAGACTTGGTTGTCGACAATCAGATCGTCGGTCAATTCATCCACGCCAGCGGTACGCTGGACGCTTCGGGTCCGGGCAGCGGTTCCCTGAGCACGGACGGTGGTTTGTGGGTAGCCAAAAGCGCCGAGATTAATTTATCGCTTATTGTTTACGGACCAGTAGACACAAACGGTTCCATTCAGGTGCACGGTGCCGCGCCCGGTGGAAACATGCTGGTCAAGGTGGAGAACGTCAGCAACACGGCTGATAGTGGTGCCCTGTTCCACGCCAAGGTTGGAAGTGCCGCGACAACCGGCGACCCCGGACTGTTGCTCGAAGTAGATGGCACGGCCTTCTGGAAAGCAGGTCTTGATCGTACCGATCTTAAATTCAAGATTAGTAACAGTAACGCGCTGGGCACGACTGACGCGCTGATAATTGACCCGACTACGCTGCGGACAACGCTGAGTGGAAGCCTGAACTTTACTGGAGCAAGCAGGAGGATTCAGGCTGACTTCTCTACATCTCCTATCAATCTCAGGACGATGTTCCAGTCATCTGTTGTGAATGGTGCAACTCATGTAGAAACGATACCAAATGGAGCTAGTGTTACCTCTAGCTTTATTACCAACAATAACTCTGATCCATTGCTTGGCTCAAGATTCCTGCACTCCATAACAGCCACAGCAGCCTCCTTGAACTCAACCAGACAAGGTGCTGCTCCATTCCTGCCTATCTCATTACTGACCAGTGACATCGAGAGATTGAACATAGGGGTGGCGGGCGAGACTACGCTGTTTGGTAATTTCATAATCAATGGTACAAGTCGCAGGATACAGGCCGACTTCTCTACTGCGACCATTGCTCAAAGATGCTGCCTTCAGACAACCTTGCTTAATGGCACAACCAGTATCCATGCAATACCAAATGGAACTGGCACTACTGGTCAGTTTATTGCCCATAGTTCATCCGACCCGGACAATGGTAGTGAAATAAGGCTGGCAGTGCTTGGTACAACAGCTCAGATCAATGCAACTGCCCGTGGTTCTGGTACTGCACCTAGCTTGGCCTTTCAAACTTCTAACGTTGAACGTATAGGAATTACTGCTGCTGGCGCAATAACCATTGCTACCACTGCATCATTGTTTGTCAATAGCGCTACTAATTTTGCCAATGTTGTCAATCAATCTTACAGCGCACCGGGTGCTGATGTTTCGCTCACTATAAATAACGCTGACAACACGAACGGTGCCAGTAATGCTCGCTTGATTGTTTCTACTGCTGGTGCGTCAAGTGGCGACCCTTACGCGGTGTTTTACAATCCTAATTCTCAACCTTTTAGTCTTGGTTTACGCAGATCAACCAATCTATTCAAGATATGTGCTGGTGTTGGAATTGCTGCTGGTGATTGCATAACCATCAATTCTAGCGGCACGGTCACAATACCAAACACGCTGGTTGTTAATGGAACATTGAGTGCCGGCACGTTCAATCCAGCCAGCATATCAACAACCACGATAACGACTTCAGGCAACATAACTACCAACGCACTGTTCCCTGCCAATGGTATTTATTTCCCCGCTGCACAGTCTGCACAAGGCCAACCAAATGCTCTTGATGATTTCGAGAAAGGTACATGGACGCCTTCTGTTGGTGGCACTGCGACCTATTTCAGTCAGGTAGGGACATATACCAAGATAGGTGACTTGGTAACTCTTGAAGGTTTTCTTAACATACAGTTTATTGGCACTGGCAGTACCAACGCAATATCAGGGATTCCATTTGCTAGGGCTGCTACTGGATTCCATGCTTCTGGTGTCGTCAGTCAATGGTCGCAAATAGTTGGTGGTGTGGTATTCATGTCAGTTCAGATTGCGTCTGGAGGCTCAACTATCAATGTTGGCTCTGCTGCTACTGCCACATTAAGTACAGCAGTAGCTAACGCTGTTCTTGCCAACTCAGCCGCCCTACGTTTCA